TGGTGGAAAAATAGAATTACTTTCTTATGATAAAGAAAAGAAACATGTTCATGTAAAGTTAAGTGGATCTTGTGCAGGATGTGCATCATCTACATACACTTTAAAGATGGGTGTAGAACAAACACTACAGTATTACTTTCCTAAAGATATTGACAGTATATCACATGAAGAAGCTGAAGTAACTAATCCTTACTATTAAAATTTACATTTTTTTAGTAAAGCTTTTACTTTTTCTTTACCTAAAATCTTTAAAGTATCTACTATATTTTCATCTAATCCTTCAGGTGATATGTCTATTGCTTTATCACTCTTTGCACCTCTAATACGAGACAGTAACTCTAATGCTTTGATAGCACTATTAGTATGCCCATTAGCTTTAGCATATGTATATTGAGTTTCTATTTCAGAGATAACATCTACATTAGTTTCAAGAGTATTCTCTAACTCTGCAACACGTTCTTTAATCTCTTCATTCTGTAAATTTCTATAGCCTTGATTGTAGGCAGATGGAGCAGCATATCCTGCAGTCTTTGCAGCTTCAGTAGCATTTCTATGTAGTATATAAGCTTGTGCAAACTTCTCTTGCTTATCATTTAATGCCACTTAATCTATACTTTTTTTTGTTTATTTAATTCTTTAAAAAATTCTTTATCTAATATTATTTGTAATTCTTCTGTATGTCTTTTTGATAATACTAATTTTTTAAAAGAACGAATAAGATAAGAAGATGTACTGAATGGAAATACATAAGGTATGATACTATGAATAATACCTGCTATCATATACCATAATCCAAGAGTAGAATTATATATACTAAATAGACCATGATTAATATAACTCTGTGGATGATCTGTACCATGTGGATGTTCTAAAAAAACTTTATAAATAAAAACTTTAAACATATTATATTTTTCTACCTTTTTGTTGTTGCCATTTAAGATTATTTTGATCTTGGTTAAATAATTCTGGATCAGCATTAGGTGTTATCTTCCAATTATTATCTGTAGCAGGTGTGCGTTTAGTTTTATCACAACCTGCATAGACTATCTTTACATCTTCAGGTTTATCTACATCAAAGTTAATGATCTTATCATAGTAAGGGCCTACTTGCGTTTGAAATGTATACATCAACATCTTTTGACAATGTTCTACACTTATATTTTTTGAATAAGGTGCACTTTCAAAAGTAGTACATTCCCCATTTAAACATACAAGGAGCATAGCTACATGAAATATCTCAGGCATTATTCTTCCTGAAAAGTTAAGGGTGTTGATACAACCTCTTTAATTGTATCATCTTGATATAGAAACCATATACCATAGGCAAAGACTCCTACTACTGCTAGTGCTATTATATATTTTTTCATTTATTTAACTTTCTTTAGGTACTGGATGTGGATTTTGTATATGATATTTAAAATTAACAGGTTCAGTAGAACATGCTATCATAACAGTTAATGTAATTAATATTAATAATATTTTCATTAGAACTTAAACTCCTGTTCAAAAAAGATAACTCCATCATCATCTATGTTAGTATCAAACTGATTTAAATCTTTACCAGTTTGTCTATCCCAACCTAATGTAAATGAGTTACCATCTTTGTATTTATATTTACTAAATAGTCTTATCCTACTTTTTTCATCTTGATCCATATCAAAGTAATATCTATAACCTGCAGACCATCCGGGAAGAGTACTATGACCTTCTTCAGATTTCACAGAAAAAGATAAAGTTAAAAAAAGTAAAAGAGTTACTACTACTATTTTAATCATCTGCTTCCATTCTCATATTATACGTATTGATCAATCTTTCTTGACACCATTCAATTCCACCAATGGAACCAACTATCTGTCTATAATGGTTATAGTCCTCTATTGATCCTGATGCAAGCAAATCTTTTAGGCGTTCTTTCTCTTCCTTGAAAGAATCCTTTACTTCTGTCATAAAATCCATTCAAACCTTTTTCTTTCTGCTCCGTCTGGCATTATCAAGTGCAATGGCAACAGCTTGTTTCCGTTTATATCCTGCACCTTTTAATTCTTTAATATTGCTGGAAATTACTTTTTTACTCTTTCCTTTTTTTAGTGGCATTTTTATTTTCCATCTCTGTTACTTTAAGGAATGTATCAATAGCTTTATTGGCTTGTCGTTCATCAATACCAGAATCTACTTTCTCTGCATCAAGAGCTAAACGAGCTGCAAGTTCCATACTCTTAGATGCTCCCTCTTTATCTTTCAGAGCAAGCTTACCAGCTTCTGTCATAGCTTTAACAGCAAGTTCATCTTCTTTAAGATCAACTTCACGATTTCTAATGGCAAGTTCTGATACATCTTTCACTGCTTCAACATTTGCTTTTTGTTCATCTAGTTCTATTCTTTGTTTTTCATTCAGTAATACTTGTTGTTCAGGTGACATTGCTGCTGCTTGGTTAGCATTAGCCTGAGCAATTTGTTCAGCTGCCTGAGCCATTACCATTTCCATAGTCTGTGGATCATTAGCTACACCACTTGCTTGTACCATACCACCTAGTTGTTCTTGGTATTGTAAAAGCATATGTTCACGTATATTAGCTTCTAAAATAGGTACACCCATTTTCATTAAAGGATTTTTACCTAATAAAGGATCTTGTAAGAATGCAGTTTTAAATGTAATATGAGCTTGATGATTCTGACCCGGAAATGCTTTAATTGGTAAACTTTGAGAAAGAGCTAATATATCACCCATTGGATCTCTTGGTTCTGGTTTAGGCTCTGGGGGTAGTACCTGTTCTAGATTTGGAAAGTTCGCTGCTGAAAGAACTTCATGGTACAATGCTCTCATGTTAAACATTCCCGGAGGAGTTTGTTGAGCCAAGGATAAAGCCATCTGACTTAGTGCTGCTCTGTGTGCACTACTTGGAATATTAGGATCAGATACAGGAGCAACATCTATACGCCCATCAAAATCCGTTTTCATTATAGACTGATCTCCACCTATCACTTCATAAGGATAATTTTCTGGTAAGAAGTCATAATTAATTTGTGCTAATAATTGAAACTCATCTCTTTGCGATTTGTGTATTCTTTTATGAATAGCTGTGAAGAATTTGGAAGATGCTTCTAAGAGAGCCATTGTTGTTCCTACAGGTCCATAGTTAGTAGATTCAGAAATAATTTGTTCTGTGGAATCTGCAAATTTCTGTCCAGCTACTACAACAAAATTTAACATTTCCATTAAAGTTCTGGATGGTTCTTTATAAGGTAATGGAATAATAGCTTTACTTAGATCTATACCTGTGGCTTCTACTTCTTTAAACTCACCCGGAGCAATAGGAGCATTATCTCCAACCATTCTAACACCTCTAGCTTTAAAGCCACCGGGCAGATTAGCAAACTGACCAGCATCTATCAAAGAACGTAGGGCAGTTGTTGCTGTCATGGTAAGATTACCAAGGAAATGTATGAGACCTAAACCATAGAAACCAAATCCGGGTACATACTTATAATGGGTAAAGTGTAATTTCTTTTGAAACTTAGGATCATTCTCATCATAATTTCTACGAATACATAAGACTATTCTTGATCCCTGTTCCACAGTTACTACATATGGTAGTGCCACTGCATTTTCATCATCATCTAGATTTAAGTAACGATGTTGTTCTAATAAAGTATACTGAGGATCAGAAGAACCTACAGCAAGACCCATAATCTCATCTATCTTAGATCCCATAGTTGTTTGATCTGGTGTACCAGCGTTGGGTAGATCTACATCAGCATACATACCACTTGCTATATCTCTACGCATATCATTGGGTGATCTATATATAAGATGTGTATAACGATCAGCTCTTCTGAGATCTGTTGCATAATAAGATACATAGAATTGATCTACTGGTATAAATTCTGATACAGGACGTTCCAAGGACATATCATAATAAATCTTTTTAAATGCTGAACCTACTAAAGGTAAGTGAAAAAGCATTCTTTCAAATTCATCAAAGTATTCTGGCATTTGATCAGTAAGCTGATAATTCATAAATTGTTTAACACGTTGAGCTTGTTGCTCACGTTCTGGTGTAACCTTACCTAAGATGTGTGCTTTAACTGGACCTCCTGAAGGAAAGAGTTCTTGAGATGCCTTGGATTGAAACTTAACAGCTGACTCAATCAAGAGGGGGTGAACTGCTGTACATGCTCCTTCAAAAGGTTCATTGGTCTCTTGGAGTTTTAAACCAAGAAGATCAAAACCTCGTTCAAATGTTTCTTCCCATTCTTCTCTGGAATCTTTATCAGTATTAAATCCTTCTATAACTTCACTAGCAATTTCTTTTAATTGCTCTTCATCACATTCAGAAACAAGATTAGCATAATGATCACCTTCTTCTGGAGTCACTTCTATCTCTTCTTCCCCTTCTATTTCTATTTCAATACTATCTGGAGCAAGTACAGCTTCTACTTTTTCTTCAAGTTCGTTTAACTCTACTGCTTGTTTACTACCTTCGAAAGGATTTCTTTCTATAGCCATTATATTATCCTCTGTTTATTATAATTATTATATGGGTTACGCATTACCATACCACCAGTTGCTTTCTCTTCTCTAAATTGATCTATATGTTCTAATCTTTTATTTAATTTAGTCTGTCTTCTTGCTGCTCTCTCTCTTGCTTCTTCTGGAGTATCATCAGGATTAGGAGCTGAAGGATTTTCAAATATTTCAAAGAAAGCTGTTGTTGCTTGTTCTGGAGTTGTATTAGGATCTTCTAATATCCCTCTTAATCTTGTAGCTCTTGGACCACCTAGTTCACTATTGTTAGGATCATCAGTATATATCTGTTCCATTGCCCAATGTATTTGAGCATTTTCAGAATCAGGTATACCAGCTTCATCTAAATATATACCATAATTTTTTCTCATGGAATCAAATTGAAATAAACCACGTCCCCTTTTTGTACCACCTACTTCTTTTTTTTTGTAATCAAAATCCCTATTCTCACCCAGCATATTTGCCATTATACC